CTCCCTTAACTCCACCCAATCAGGTGGAGTTTTTTGGCTCTATTTCAGGCTTTTGGGGACTATTCTAAAAATCATTTTTCGATATTTTTCGGTATTTTTCGGATTTTGGTCGGGGAATTGGCGGGGACTTTTTAGCGAATATGACTAAGAAATAGGTCTGTTGTCGCTTCAGCAAGTTCGTCCTCAACTTGGTTATAACGATCCGTCATATAAACCTTTGTATGCCCCAGCGCCTGGCTTAATTGTTCAAGCGGAACCCCTGCAATAATGCTTTGAGTCGTGAAGAAGTGGCGCATCATGTGAGGTGTTACATGCAATCCTGTTGCTTCATTCACTAGATTGAAGTTTCTATTTAGCTGGTTTGGATTGATGAGACCACCTTTCTCGTTGATAGTTATATAATCCTTGTGCTGTTCCTTGATAATCCCTAACTTTCGCTTAATTTTAGAAGCTTCAGCTATCAGATAATAGATAAGGTCTGTTCCGATATCATCAAGGCAGACATATCGCTCTGAATCCTTCGTTTTAAGCCCTCCTTTTCCTTTCAAGGTCTGGTTGCTTCGGCTGTCCCTAAGATGCAGTATAGCCCGTCCGCTGTCGTTCTGAGTGATGTCCATTGGACGCAATCCAAAGACTTCTCCTCTTCTCAATCCAAAAATGGTAAGATAGGTTAGAGCGTAGAATTGTTTTGGCATAATCTCTTCTGCCTTTGCTATCCAAGTCTTAAACTCTTTGAGAGTCACTTTCTTGTTAGCAGCAGGGATATCACTCTTGCCAATAAAAACACCTTTCAAGCGATTTGAGAGCAGATTCCCACTTTTCACGGCATCATTCAGCAATGCCATGAAGCTGGAATTGAGGGTTTGAACAGTGTATCTTGTATGGTTTTGCAACTTGTCAGCGATAAAGAGTTCATACTCATTTCTATCCAAATTTTTAAGCATGGCAGAACCAAACTTTGGCTTGATATGGTTCTTATAGAGATTGTCATTGAGGTAGTAGGAAGTGTCATTCCAGCGCCCTGTTGACAATCTCTTTTCAGAATAGATATCCCAATACTGATCAAGAGTTAGATTCGTATTGATACCTAATTCTTGGTCTTGGATTTGTTGCTCAATCTCTGTCAAGGCTGCACGAGCTTGTGGAAGGGTTGTGAGACCACTTTTAGTAATCTCTTTCTTTTTACCATGAAAATAGAAAGAGCGCCTGATATAATATCGCTTGCCTTTGGCAGTCTCATAGTAATAGATATTTGGGTATTTTGTTTTATTATATTTCATTGTATTCTCCTTGTTTATCGGCTTCTGGACAAGGTCTAAACATTGAGAATATTGACATCACCCCTTTCATGGTGTAAAATAGGGTATAGAAAAGAGGCCTTTTTAATGGCTGATTTTTTATAAGGGTTAGCTTCACAATCAAACTTTGGCGAGGGCGATTGTGGGGCTTTTTTGTTATTTCTTGACTTTATCTTTTAAAGCTTTCTCTATAGCTTTCTTTAATTCCAAAATAGATGCTTTTTCATCTTTGATAAAGGTTACTGTGTTTTCATCTTTTACGGCATCAAACACACCACCTTTTGTATCAGAAGAACCAGGGTAAACAAGTTGAAGATAGCCAACAGTTGAGCCAGGTTCTTTCAATTGGTATGCTGTAATCTCAGAGAGGAGGATTGACTTTTCGCCATCAAGACCATGAAGAAGAACATTAGATACATTTGACTTTCTTGCAATCCTGATAAAATAATCATCGATTCTTACAACAGTTTTTGATTTCTTAAACTCAAAAACTCGCTCATTCGGTTCCTCTGTGAAGAGTTCAACCTCTAAACTTTCATCTTGCTTTTTACCAAACAATGCCATAAGTAGTTCCTTTCTTTTTCTGCTTCAGCAGTTTATAAACATATTTAACCAATTAAAGTCTGATATTCCTCTTTTACCATGACTTCATTAGTCATAGTTTTTAGATCATAGTAGGACATGAATTTGAGGTAATCAAACTCTGTGGGGTCATCTAAGCTTTCTAGTGCATCTTTTACGAGATGATGGATCATATTCCTATCAGCTTCGTTTTCACAGCGTAGGCGAGCGTTCTGGTACTCTGAGCGTGTGTGGTCTTTGTGTCCGAGTTCATGCAGTAGGACCTTAACCCTCTCTTTTTTGCTGAGTTTATTAGACAAGAAAGCTGTATTGGTTTCTTTTTCGTAAAATCCAAGTTCATCAGGTATTAGCTCGCCGTCAAAATCGACAATGCGAACCTGAAAATGACTTATAATTTCTTTTTCGGTCACTAAGCAGTACCTCTAATCACCAGCTTCTTTGAGATAACCTTCAATGATAGACTGGATGATTTTCTTCTTTTCATCTGTTAATTCACGACCACCGAACATCATGACGTTAGACGCCATTTCTTCTACATTCAGAGTCTTACCTTTCCATATGTACTCTTTGGAATCTCCAGCAATAGTAGGGTTATCAGTACGACCAAGCAAATAGTCAGTGGACACGTTGAAGTAGTCGGCTATTTGTTGCAGCCGTTCAGCAGACGGTTGATTTCTTTTCAACCCATACAAAGAATTCTTTCCTAGCTTTAGCTTATCTTCTAAAGTATTTAGCGAAATCCCTTGTTTTTCACATAAATCTTTTACGATTTCAAAAGTAGAAAACATTGATTTATCAGCCTTTCTAAGACATGACAAAAAATATTTTACAAAATACACGAAAATCAGTTGACATTATTTCGCGTTTACGCTAAAATAGTTTTTGTAAGTTAATGAGTTAGTAAAAAACGAAGTTAAAACTTATCTAAAAATAAATAGCTTTGGCGAGCAAAATGAGTTGATAGATATAATGTTTTATCAAGGTTTTTAATTATGCTTTCATTTTAGCAGATACGCTAAAAACTGTCAAGCATTTTATAAAATAATTTACTAACTCTTTAACTTAACTAATTAAAAGGAGGAGGTCACATGAGCCAACAACATCGTAAGTGGAATGAGCTCGTAAAGGAGCGAATTGAAAAACGTGGATGGTCGCAGACGGACCTAGCTATTGTAGTTGGAGTTAGTCCATCAGCCATCACACAGCTTTTTAAAGATGGTAAAGGAAGTGATGATTTGAAGCTTCGTATTAACAAGAAGTTGCGAATCAACGAGTCATGGGAGAAATTTGAGGATTAGGAGGGGAAGATGGAAAAAATTATAGCTTACTCTGTTGAAGAATTATATAAAAAAGTTGCAGAACAAGAAAAACGCATCTCAGAAATTGAAATGCGTTTAGGAATTAAACATTTGGAAGAAACTTCATCATAAATTTAGATTTGAAAATCTGGATGATAATATCTACATAATTTTTAAGTTGAGGTAATGAAATACTGGTACTCTTGTTCCAATGGGTATAGCCATTACCGACTGTTCGGATAAAATGAAGAGCACCTTTTAAGAGGTCATCATTTTTTACATACCTATCAATGGCATTGTTAAAAGTTAATTTTGGATCAGATAAATATTCTTTATCGTCTAATTCAAAAGCCAAGGCGTAATCTTTAATTAAGCATTCGATAGCAGAGCGATATCCTGTTCCTGCAATGTTTTCCAATCCCATCTTTTCGGCCTCAACCGCTTCACTGTAAAACTCTACAAATCTAGGAGCATGTTCAATGAAAAGATCGTCTATATCGATAACAACTTTATTGGGATAAACAAGGATCATAGTTGTTTTGTCATCTTGGTTTAAATACTCTTGATTCGTCATATGGTATTTCTTACAAGCTGGACAACGATGGTGCAGAGTAAAAACGTAACCTTCTTGGATTTCTAATCTTCCTACTTCGTTGGTGGTTGGATTGTTTCCGATTCCACACAAAGGACAAGATTGAGGAATTTGAATCGTTAAAGTTTTTGAAATCACACTGAAATAATAATCAACAGTAGATACTTCCATAAGATTTCTCCAATCGTTTTATTTTCATTATACCAAATTTAGAAAGGAATATTATGAACGAAATTTTTAATTTTCACGGACAGGAAGTCCGTACTTTGATAATTGATGACGAGCCTTGGTTCGTTGGGAAAGATGTTGCAGACATCCTAGGATATAGCAAGGCTAGAAATGCGATTGCTCTTCATGTTGATGAAGATGACGCCCTAAAACAGGGCCTCACAGATAATTTAGGAAGGGTTCAAGAAACTATCATCATTAATGAATCTGGTCTCTACTCTCTTATCTTATCCAGCAAGTTGCCTCAGGCTAAGGAATTCAAGCGCTGGGTGACATCAGAGGTCTTGCCAGCTATTCGCAAGCAGGGCGGATTTATCCGTGAGGACTTGGACGAGGATGCTTTTATCGCTCTATTCACTGGCCAGAAGAAATTGCGTGAGCAACAGGCTAGCATGATTGAAGATATCGACTATCTAAAAAACGAACAGCCAATTCATCCAAGCTATGCTCAATCGCTCCTGAAGAAGCGTAAGGCTAGGGTCGTGGCTTGCTTAGGTGGTATTGATAGTCCAGCTTATGCTGACAAAGTCTTCGCTCAGTCAGTATTTAGACAAGCTGAGATTGACTTTAAAGACCACTTCAACATTAGTCGCTATGACTTGCTACCGAAAAAATTCGCAGATGCAGCCTTGGCCTATTGGATGACTTGGGAGCCAAGCACCAATACCAAGATGAAAATCATGAAATTGAACTCATTTGACGAAGGGTAGGAGGGGAAGAAGATGGACAATGTTCTACTTTCACTATCTGAATGGATTAAGTCCATTATCAAGGACACAATCACAAGGCTAGTCGAAATAGAAAAAGATAGTGATCACTATCCAGAGTTGATGGATGTGAACACTACCTGTGATTTTCTAGGAATTAAGTATGCCACATTTTCAGATAATTATCGTTACTTAAAGGGATTTCCAAAGGAATTACCTGGTAAGAAATGGTCAAAAAGAGCCATCAAGGAATGGCTCTCTAATCAAATATAATAACTTTACTAAAAGGCTTCTGGACAAGGTCTTAGCAAAATTATTTGACTATATTATAGCACAAAAAGAGGATAAAAAACATGAACAATTTACAAATTATCGCAGTAGGCACATTAGTATCAGTAGTCTTGATTGAATCGCTGATGATGAATATCAAGCTTAAAATGGCAATGAGACAGAAAAAGAAGATTCAATTTCAAGCGCCACAAGTTGAAAAAGGGTTTATCGACTTTAAAACAGGTCGCCTTGTGGATATTGATCCCGTGACACGAAAAGAAACATTTGTGGATTAAAACGGAGGGTATCAATGGTAGTTAAAAACAAGCGATACTACTGGATTCAACTAGCTCAGGATTTTTTCAAGTCTAAAGAAATGAAACTACTTCGTAAGATTGCAGGTGGCGATACGCATACTATCATCTATCTCAAAATGATGTTGATTAGCCTAGAAGATGGTGGGCACATCTACTATGATGGACTTGCTGACAATCTAGCTGAAGAAATCGCTCTTGTCATCGATGAGAATGTTGAAGATATTAAAATCACTTTGATTTTCTTGGAGAGTAAGGGCTTGCTGACTAGAAGAAATGATAGAGATTATTTCTTAGAACAGGTTCCTGAGATGGTTGGGAGCGAAACGGCGAGCACTCGTAGAAGTCGCAAACATAGAGAGTTGAGGGGGTTGCATTGCAACACCATTGCAACAACTTGCAACGGAGATATAGATATAGAGAAAGATATAGATACAGAGATAGAGAAAGATGTAGATGAAAATCCAGTCTCACTCATCGTCGAAGAATATCAATCTCGTATTGCTCCGTTGGATGGAACTCAATTTGAAATCTTAAAAGAGTTCATCACTTTGGATGGAATGGAAGCGAAAGTTGTTCTGAAAGCAATTGGTCTTGCTGCTGACAATGGTAAAAGAAATTTCAGTTATATCAGAGCGATTTTGACGAATTGGAAGAATGATGGAGTTTTGACGATTGCAGCAGTCGATGAACGTGAGAGAGCGTACAAAGAAAGTAAAATCAGCAAACGTCCAGGTAATCAGAAATCAAATGTTCCTGAATGGTCACAGCCTAACTATGTCAACAATACCAGTGATGAGACTAAGAAGGAACTCGAAGAGCGTAAACGTGAACTACTTGAAAGGCTTGAAAATGGAGGCGGCTGATGTTTATCTTAAAACATGGGGCAAGAGAAGATAAACCGTTCTTGATGTCTGTGGCAATCGGTGTGACTGGCATTGATGTTTCGTATTCAGACGAGCGGAAAGCTATGCGTTTTATTTCTCGTGCGGTTGCATTGCAGGTGGGCAAGGCGCTGAGAGTATCCTTTGGAAATTTCTATCCAGTGGAGGTGGAGGGATGATAAATCTATACTTCATTTACAACGGTTACCGCAAGATGCTCATTGGGAGTTTCAGCCACATACATAGCGCAATCAATGAATTAAAGAAACATCAAGCTAGTTACTCAGCAATCAGTCATCCACGCTTTCGTAAAAGCATGAGTGGAGAAAACATCAGGATTGACTACGGAGCAGTTGATTGCTACTACTTGATTACGAAGAAAACGGAGGGAAAATAAGATGAATACAAAAATGAATTTGGAAGAAAAGGTTCAACAGTGGTTTGTTGACAGAAATTTACATGAAGCAAATCCAGTTAAGCAGTTCTTGAAGTTGATGGAAGAATCAGGAGAATTGTTTGAGGGTATCGCAAAGGATAAATCTGAACTGATTTACGATGCACTCGGAGACATCCAGGTAGTATTGATTGGATTTGAACAACAGATTAAGAATGAGGCTCAGATTTCAGCCAATCAACAGGAACTTGAATTGCTGTTGATGGTTTCCAGTTTGGGCAATATCGCTCAGAAGCTATATGCTCATGTCTGTCACAATGAAACACAGATTCCTTTAATCAAATCGGATTTGATGTTTCTTGATAGCGTGGTTAGTACGGTTTCGTTTTGCAATGGCACTACAGCTGAAAGTTGCTTAGAAGAAGCTTATGAAGTTATCAAGGACCGCAAAGGTAAGATGATTGATGGGGTGTTTGTTAAAGAGGAGGATTTATAAAATGAAAAAACTAGGAATTATTATTGGTGTATTACTCGTAACAATTATCTCACCGTTTGTTGTTCAATTTGGTTGGAATGAGATTGTAACGACAATCCTCCCTGTCGGAAAGATTTCGTTTTGGCAAGCTTTGGGAGTAGATGCTTTACTAAGCTTCATAAATCCAACAATCTATAGTGATGAAGAAATTTCAAAAAAACTTACCCAGGCAATTTCAAAGATTATATATTTTGCATTTATTCTGTGGCTAGCTAGTTTGTTTTTGTGAGGATTTAGAATGAGATATTTTAAAATCCTATGTGTTGTTTTATTCGCATCCTTCCTCGTAGCATGTCACCAGATTTCGAGTGGGACGGTGGTAGATAAGTACATTGATGAACCTCACACAACATTCATTCCTGTCATGACAGGAAAAAGCTCGGTACTGGTACCAACCAGAACCAAAAGAAGATATATCCTAGTCGTTTCAGGACAAGTAGGAAATAAGCACGTTGAAGAAACATTTGAAGTGACAGCCGAGGAATACAAACACTATGGAATTGGCAATACTTTTATACAGGATGCCGTTTTAGAAAATGAAGGAGGGGAAGAAAATGATTGAATTTATTAAAGAATTTGGAATAACTTTTCTGTGCTTTTTTATCGGTTACTCAGTTGTTGAATGTGTGACAGGAAAGGAAAAGAAAGATGATCAATAATGTTACGTTAGTAGGTCGCTTGACTCGTGACCCTGAGTTGCGATACACACCATCAAATGTTGCAGTTGCGACTTTCAGTTTGGCAGTGAATCGCAATTTTAAGAATCAGGCAGGTGATCGTGAAGCTGATTTTATCAATTGCATCATGTGGCGCCAGCAAGCTGAAAATTTCGCAAACTGGTGCAAAAAAGGGAACCTGGTAGGAATCACAGGCCGCATCCAGACTCGTAGCTATGATAATCAGCAAGGACAACGTGTCTATGTGACGGAAGTTGTGGCTGAAAGTTTTCAAACGCTTGAGAAGAAAGATAATACTGCGAACCAGTCAAGCATGGAAAATCAGATGCCACCAACTTTCGGAGCTAGTGATCCGATGGATATTCCAGATGATGGATTGCCGTTTTAGGGAGTTGTGAAGGATGAAAAGAAAAAACTATATTATTTTTATCAGGCATTTTAAAAGAATAAAAAATTTAGTAGATTTTTATGAATATATTGCAGAGTCAAAAGTTTGTGGAAGTGCTATTTATTTATTTTTAATCATTTGTTCACCTTTCATTGCTTTACTATTTCCAATCGCATACATAGAGCATTGTTTTTATAAAAAAAGATTTATTAGACAATGCGTTGAATACGATTGGTGTTCAAAGGAATATCTTGAAGAGGTTGTTGATATCAGAAAAATTGAAAGTGAGGAATTTTAATGAACATTCAGGGACTAATTGAGCGATACGAAAAATTTAAAGCTAACAAGAAGAAATTGACCTCGGTTGATTTGGTTTTAAAAGACTTACGGTCTTTAGACGAACCAGAACCGTTGCCGTTCAAGTTAAAAGATGTCGTTCGTCGAATTAGATGGTTTGATCCAACAACTCAAACCAGATGGCTTAATGACATTCTAAAAGAATTAGGGGACGAATACGGTTCAATGAAATATCGTGAAGGCTACGAGCAAGGTAAATTTGATGGAGAATGGGTTGGCAATCAATTGAAAGATGCTGATAAGATTCGGCAAGAATTGAATAAAGTGCTTCTACCTAATTTTATGGATGACTGGATTTTCGAATGCCAACTTTTAAAAAATTTTAGTTTGCGTGATGCACTAGATAGTAACACAATCCATCTCTACGCTAAAAAAAGCGAATTAGTGAAGAAATGGCTTAATGACAAAAACAACCAAGAACTTTTCGCTCGAGCGTGGTTGACTGACTATGAGGCCGAGAAAGAGCCAAAATACAAAGTCAAGTTAAAAAATACAGATGATTATCTAAATCAAACAGAAACTGGATTCCACTTTTTTAACAATGGGAAAAACAACGAAAAATTTACACGAAATGAACTGGAATATTCTGGTTTTGGTGAAGTGTTTAATAGTCCACTATTTGAAGTGGAGGAGGTGGAGTGATGGAATCATTTGCACACTATTTCAACAAGCACATTGCTAAAAAAATCGAATTAGATGATATTACAATCATTGATTATCATAATCCAGAATATAATCTAATGTATAATCTAAGATATATTTTCGATAAGAAAAATTCATCATTAGCTATCACAGGGGATTTTGGAGAGCTGGTTGCAGTAAATTTTAACAATATGGGTAACTGGGAAGATTTCTATAAGGATTTTACAAATAACCCTGGATATTTTATCGAAAAAATCAAAGCATCTAGTCGTAATCTTTTTGTTTATGATGAAGAGGAAGCTAAAAAAATTATTCTTGAGTATTTCTTTGATAATAAGCGATATGAAGACTTAGACGAAAATGATCGATATTATTTTGATGAACTATTTGAATATTTCGATGATTGGTATGGATTCAAACACATTACTGATACTGTTCGAGAATTCCTGAGTGAACAAGATTCAGAATACTATGAGACTCTTGAATTCGCTGGTAAAAAAGTGTCTGAAATAGTATTTCTATATTTGGATGCTTATAAAAGAGCGTATGAATCAATAAAAAATGAGGAGGTAGAGTGATGGCTAGAAAGGTACAAACAACGCTTACCAAAGATATGTATGACCATGTCGAAGCCTTAAAAGAATATGGTGGTTATAGAAGCATATCAGAAGTGGTCAATAAAGCACTTGAAAAGTTAGTAAATGAACATACCAACAATGATATATATAAATATTATTTGCAAAAAGTAAGAGATGAAAGAGAGGTCATAGATTGAAACGAAAAAGCATTTCTAAAGTCATGAGACAAAAAGTTTTAGATAAGTATGACGGCCACTGTGCTTATTGTGGCAAGGTTTTGGACTTAAAAACTTTGAGAGTAGATCATTTACACCCTCACTATCGAGGCGGAGAAGATATCTTTGAAAACTATATGCCTGCTTGCTATCAATGCAATTTCTACAAATCTACTCTTCTGTTAGATGAATTCAGAGAACAGATGTCTACCTTGCACGAAAGAATCAGCAAGCCATTTATAGCAAGACTTGGGTTAGATTATGGAATTATTGAAATCAAGCCTTTTAATGGTAAATTTTATTTTGAGGAGGAGACATGAAACGATTTATCGCAATCTGGATATTATTGTCTGCTGGATTAAATATTTGGCAGAGTATCCACATTAAAAAACTAGAAGCAAAGCGTCCGATTGTCGTTTATAAAGCTGACAATCAAGGAGCAGAAATCAAAGGCAGAATCTTACAAAAGGAGAAAATTGGCGACATGTACACTATCACAGTACAAAATTACGGAATATTCGTAGTTAATAAAACAAACTATGAATCTCTAAAAATAGGAGATGAGGTAATATTGTAATGACAAAGTACAAGAAACCAACTTACATCATCATTCAGGAAGCAATGGCAGAGCGTATTAGATTTCTGGAAGATGAACTGTATGAAAGGGCCTATAAGGATATTGAGAAGCTAGAAGCTCAAAATGATTTCTTAAAAGTCTTTTGTAACAATCAACTTGAAATTATCATGGATTATGAATGGAAGCAGATGCAAGAGCAAGCGGCATTCATAAAAGCTAATACTAGAAAGTGGAGAGCAAGATGCAGTTAAGACTGAAAGAACTTAGAGAGGACTTGTGTATTTCCGTCAAAGATATGGCCAGAGATACAGGTGTCTCCCAAAACACAATTCATTTGTACGAGCGAGGTGGATATCCATCTATTAAGCAAATTGAAATGATTGCTAAAACCTATGATGTAAACCCTGCGTGGCTTGTTGGGTGGATAGATGATGAAATGATGCCTGGAGTCCAGGTCGTTGAGAAAGTTGTCTATAAAGAGAGTCCAACAGCAAGATTGCCAGATTATTTCAACAACAATAACGACGGTAAGATTATCAAGTGGAAGCAATCACGAAGATATCGAGGGGGTAGGAATTGAAGAAATTAAGCGACGAAGACCTCAAAACATTAGACAGAGAACTTTTCAAATTTCAAAACGTTCAACGTACAATAGATTTGAGAAGGCTAGAACTAGAAACTCGAAATCCAGATGCTCAAAGTGGGCCTAGCGTAGGAATAAGCAAACCTACCGAAATTATCGCAATCAGAATCGCAGATGATCCAACCTTAAAATTTCTCGAAGGGTTCAAAGGGATTATTAACAAACTCCTGATCAATCTAGTCGATGAAGATAAGGAAATCTTCAATCTGCGCTGGAGATATCCTCAATTGAGATGGGAAGAAATAGCAGAACAGAAATTCATGAGCAAAGCTACAATCTATCGACGTAGAAGGATTATCCTAGAGCAGTACGCTGTCTTGAAAGGTGAGCTATAAATAAACATGAGACAAAACACCTCTTGAATTCTCATGAAAAACAGTTTATTATGATAGCATGAACTTCTGAAACAAAAACACAAATCACATGTTGGAGTTATCCTATTTTTTCCAGAAAAGTTGTTTAACAGAGGAACATCATGAGTCAGCAACCAGCTGGCTTTTTGTTTTGTAGAAAGGAGGCAGTTATGGAATTTGTATCACCGATAAAAGAGAACGATGATATACAAGCTATGAAAGATTATCTCAGAGAATGGAATGAGATGTATTATATGCTATTCATCACAGGTCTGAATACTGGTTTGCGAGTCGGAGATATACTTACCTTGAAAGTTAAAGATGTCCAGGGATGGCACATCAAGCTGAGAGAACGGAAGACTGGCAAGCAGATAACAAGACGGATGACAAAAGAACTCAAGAAAGAAATGAGGAGATATGTCGAAGACAAACCATTTCATCATTTTTTATTCAAGAGTAGGCAAGGGAAAAATAAAGCAATCACTCGTGAGAGAGCCTATCAAATTATTCATGAGGCTGCTGAAGAACTTGGCATTGATAATGTTGGAACACATACAATGCGAAAAACGTTTGGTTATAAATATTATAACAAGACAAAGGACGTAGGGACATTACAGAAAATGTTCAATCACTCATCGCCTGCAATCACCCTGAGATACATAGGGATAGAGCAAGCAGAGCTTGATGACGCACTACGGAACTTTGTCATTTAATTTTTTTAGATATTACTTTCACATAATGAGTTAAGCATAAAGTGAAAAAATGAAACTCTTTAAAACCTATGATTAGTAAGGGTTTGAGATTTAGAGTGAGTTTAACAAAATATAAGATATGTGAAAGTGAGGGATAAAATTGGTATAGTTTGAGGAGAGGTATATGTTACTCATAGGATATTTAGTTTGTTATTTTATCGCATTGATGTTTTTGAAAATTGTTTTCGATTGGACAAAAGAAGATATAGGAAAAATATTTAAACATGGATTGATTTTTCTATTTCTGCCATTAGTATTTATTGGAGCTATCGTATATGATTTTGTAAATAAAAGATGAGACAAAAGACATCTTGAAGTCTCACAAAAAAAGGTTTATTATGGTAGCATAGATTTCTTGTATGAGATGGGATAGGTCAAGAGCCTGTCCTTTTGTTTTGCAAAGGAGTATATGTCATGTACAACAAACCAGTCAGACAGAGCTTGAAGACAAGGAAGTGGTACAAGTTCCGTGACAAGGTCATGAGACAACACGATTATCTTTGCCAAGAAAGTCTAAGATATGGGCAGTCAGTTCCAGCTGAAATGGTTCATCATATTTACCCAGTATCTGAGTATCCAGAGTTGGAATATGTAGCTTGGAATTGTTTGCCGTTGACTAATCGTAAGCACAATACGTTTCATGACCGCAACAACGATAAGATAATCGGAAACGGAATCTATTGGCAAAAGAAAAGAAAAAAAGAATTTTTAAATTTTTTTAAAAACAAAAATGAAAAATGAAAAAAATTTTTTAATCCCCCCACTTCAAAAAAATTTTTTCGAAGCCTCTGGGAACCGGTGAAGGGAACTTTTTCCAAGTCGGGGGCCTTCAAACAAAAAGGGGGTAAAAACTAAGCAATTTTGACGGAAGGAGGTAGTTTTTGGCTAAACCAATTACAGCAAAGTCGATTAAGTCAAAAGTGGTCAAGCAGATGAAAGACTTGGGCACTTATCGAAAAGAATTTGAGATGATCATTGATATTTTTGCAGGAATGCTCTATCAGTATCAGAAACTTGCTCAAGATTATGCTGACATGGGTTATCCAGTAACAGACACTTACGTCAATAAGGCTGGTGCTGAGAATGAGCGCAAAGTTCCAATCTTGACAGCAATGGAAATTTTGAGGAAAGATATTCTCAGCTACTCTAATCAGCTGATGATGAATCCGAAATCTCTCGGTGAGGTAGTAGAACAAGAGGGTGAGTCAGTTCTTACTGAGGTCCTGAAGTTCAAGAACGAAATCAAGAAGAAGCGAGTGACTGGAAATGGGTAATCTTGATAAAGCGAAAGAGTATGCTCGGCACGTCATTTCTCACAGAGAGGAACATTGCGAGGAGAACATTCTTGCAGCTGAACGTTTCTTGCGTGATCTTGACAATCCAGAGTTTGAAATGGATGAGGAAATCGTTGATTTCGTTGTTCACTTCATCGAAAACACGATAGTCCATCAGCAGGGCGATGATATGTTTGCGGTGTCTATACGTAACAAGCCATTACTCTTGCAACCGTGGCAACATTTCGTAGTTGTGAACCTGTTTGGTTTTTACTATAAAGGTACGAATGAGCGCAGGTTCAAAGAAGCGCTTATCATGCTTGCTCGGAAGAATGGAAAGACTTCGTTTACTGCTGCAATCGCACTTGCTTATCAGATATTAGACACAGACAGTGGTTCAAAATGCTACATCGTGGCCAACTCAGTTAAGCAAGCGATGGAAGCATTTGGATTCTTGAAGTTCAATGTGGAACGATGGAATGACAAGAACATTCGTATTAAGGATAACAATCAAGAACACTCTATCACCGCTAATTTTGGTATCGAGGGTTCTTTCTTTATCCAGGCACTGGCCAACGATGAAAGCCGTTTGGACTCATTGAACGGTAACGTAATTATCCTAGACGAAGCTCACACGATGAGAAACAGCAAGAAGTACGGTCTTATGAAGAAAACAATGTCAGCATACCGAAATAGTATGCTTTTTGTTATCTCTACGGCTGGTGATATTCCTACTGGTTTCCTTGCTAACCGTCTGAAATATTGTCAAAAGGTCCTTAAGCAATTGGTCAAGGATGATTCCTTGTTTATGTTTATCTGCAAAGCTGACCAGTCAACAGATGGAGATGTCGGTGATTACCTAGACGAGAATGTGCTTAAGAAAGCCAACCCATCGTGGGGTGTGACGGTATCGCTCAAAGCTCTGAGAGAAGAAGCTGAGCAGGCTATGAATGATCCACAGACTAGGAATGAGTTCTTTAACAAGACATTGAATGTATTCACAAACTCTATGAATGCTTACTTCAATCCTGATGAGTTCATTGCTTCAGACAGTCGCTATGATTGGACCTTAGAGGAGCTGGCACGCTTGCCTATCCAGTGGTATGGTGGGGCTGACTTGTCAAGGTTGCATGACTTGACCGCTGCTGCTCTTTATGGGGTTTACCATAATGGTGAGAAAGATGTTGATATTTGCATCACACACGCTTTCTTTCCTCGTGTCAACGCTCAAAAGAAAGCCAATGATGACGGGATTCCACTCTTTGGCTGGCAGTCTGATGGGTGGTTAACAATGAGCAATACTCCGACCGTTCTCTATGATGATATTGTTAAATGGTTCATCAAGATGAGGGAGAAAGGGTTCAAGATTGCTGTGGTCGGAATGGATAGGAAGTTTGGTCGTGAGTTTCTGACGAAGATGAAACAAGCACGGTTCAAGATGATTGACCAACCTCAACTTTTCTATCTGAAATCAGAGGGATTCAGACGGATTGAGTTCAAAGTTAAGAATAAAGAGTTTTACTATCTTCATTCTGATGCTTACGAATACTGTGTGAGCAATGTTAGAGCGATTGAAAAGGTGGATGATGCTGTGCAATATGAAAAATTAGATGGTGACGGTGGTACTGCAAGAATTGACTTGTTCGATGCCAGCGTTTTTGCTTGTATTCAGGCTCTTGCTAACCTTGGTAAGAATCAGAATGTCATGAGCTTCTTTGATTAGAGAAAGGAGGTGAGGAAACATGGGTATTTTTGAAAAGATTTGGAAACGAAACAAGCCAAGTAAACCAATCAACATGCTGAGTCATTCAGATTTAGGGTTGTCAAACCTGATGGATTCGTATGTACCTTTGGCCAGAAATCCAGACGTGGTGACAGCAGTTAATAAGATTGCTGATTTGGTCTCTAACATGACCATTCACCTAATGGAAAATACGGATAAAGGTGATATCAGAATTCGTGACGGACTGGCTAGAAAGATTGACATCAATCCATGCGAACACATGACAAGGAAGTCATGGATTTTCAAGATTGTGCGTGATTTGCTTTTGTATGGCGACGGTAATTCTGTCCTATATGTGGAATATGATCTTGTTACGGATTATATCTCTAATCTAAGACCATTTCCGATGAGAGAAGTTTCGTTCCGAACGGATAAAGATTCCTATGTAATCTCATTTAGGGGTGAGGAGTTTTCCCCTGATGAAGTAGTCCACTTTGTCATTAATCCAGATCCAGATATTCCATACATTGGTACTGGTTTTAGGGTGACGTTGACAGATGTGGTTCAAAGTTTGAACATGGCTACCAAGACTAAAAAAAGCTTTATGAACGGGAAGAATATTCCTAGTCTTATTGTCAAGATTGACTCGTCTAGTGCTGAACTAGATTCGGAGCAAGGGCGTGAGCGTATCGCTGAGAAGTATTTAAGTACTAGCAAGATTGGCGCTCCATGGATTGTTCCAGAGGCATTGCTGGACATCCAGCAGGTAAAACCGCTTAGTCTAACGGACATCGCTTTAAACGAGTCTGTGGAATTGGATAAAAGAACAGTTGCAGGTCTATTAGGAGTACCTGCTTTTATTTTGGGTGTAGGAGAGTTCAACAAGACAGAGTATAACAACTTTGTAAATACGACTGTCATGAGTATCGCTACCACTATTACTCAAACACTAACCAGGGACTTACTTTTGTCTAGCAATCGTTACTTCAAGCTAAATCCTCGCTCACTCTTCTCTTACAACATTACAGAGTTGTCTGCTGTTGCCCAACAAATGGCAAACAGTGCTGCAATGCGTCGGAATGAGTGGAGGGATTGGCTCGGAATGGCTCCTGATCCTGAAATGGAAGAGTTGATTGTTCTTGAAAACTTTCTCCCACAAGAGAAACTAGGAGATCAAAACAAACTGAAAGGAGGTGAGGAAGAGAATGCAGAAACGGAATAGTTATCGTGCCACTCAATTTCAAACTAGGGAAGAAGATTCTGGTGATTTGATTTTGAGTGGCTACTTTATCAAGTTTGATGAGGAGACGGAATTGTGGCCAGGCTACCGTGAAGTTATCAAGCGTGCTGGAGTTGAAAAAGCTATCACAGACGCTGATATCAGAGCTTTATTTAACCACGATGATAGTCTTGTTCTTGGTCGAACAGGTAACGGGACTTTGACACTGGGTGTTGATGATGTCGGACTGTTCGGAGACATTATCATTAACAAGGATGACCCTCAAGCTGTTGGAGCCTATGCCCGTGTCAAGCGTGGAGATGTTATCGGTTGTAGCTTTGGTTTTATCCCGATAAAAATCGAAACAGAGGAACGTGAAGACGGCTCGTATCTGGACACTGTCTTAGAACTAGAAATCTTTGAAGTGAGTCCATGTACTTTCCCAGCCTATCCACAAACGGAAATCGCTGCACGACAAAAAGACTTTGAAAGTCAGAACCGTGCGAATCGTGAAGCGCTAGACAAGCGCAAGAAAGAAATTAAGGAGAAATTTAAGCTATGAACAAGACAGTAATTTTGAGCGCTCTTAGACGCAGAAAAGCAGATAAAGTTGCAGGTTTGATTGAATCTATTGAAGAATTGAACAAACGATCACTTCTGGAATTAGAGAAGTTGGATCGTGCTGAGACTGATGAAGAAGTTTCCACATCTGAAAAAACTTTGGGAGATCTTCAAAAGGAAATTGAAGAAAAAGAAGCTGAAAAAGCGCAGTTGGAAAAAGAAGTCGAGGAGTTGGAAAAACAAATCGAGGAGCAAAATCGAAAAGCACCAACTCCAGGTAAAATGGAAAAACGAGGAGGAAAAACATTGGAACAACGTGAAGCATTTAACCACTACCTTCGAACAAAAGAAGTGCGTGCCGATGGTCTCAAATCTGCTGAAGGAGAAGCAATCATTCCTGTTGAATTGATGACACCTAAAGAAGCGAAACAAGACAAGACAGATTTGACTTCATTGGTCAACATCGTTAATGTTAAGAATGCAAGCGGTAAATGGGCAGTTGTTAAATTGACTGACCAAACAATGAATACAGTTGAAGAGTTGGAAGAAAACCCTGAATTGGCTAAACCAACCTTCACAAAAGTTAACTATGAAATCAAGACACGTCGTGGTCATTTGCCAGTATCTCAAGAATTGATTGATGACGCTGACTACGATGTCATGGGATTGGTTGCTAAACAAGCTAAGAACCAAGAACGTATCACTAAGAATAAAGAGATCGCTAAGGTTCTCAAGACAGCTACAGCTAAAAGCGCAGCTGGTTTGGATGGTTTAAAAGATATTCTTAATGTGGAATTGAAACCGTACTACGATGCAACTATTGTGTGTACTCAATCTATGTTCGCCGCTCTTGATAAAATCAAGGACAAGGACGGTCGCTATATGCTTCAAACAGATATCACATCTCCGACTGGCTACAAGTTCGCTGGCCGTGTAATTGATGTTTATCCTGATGATATCATTGGAGATGCCAAAGGTGAGATGAAAGCCTTCATCGGTGACGTTGGAGAATTTGCGACATTGTTTGACCGTGCTCAGACAACTGTCAAATGGCAAGATGATAAAATCTACGGTCAATATCTAGGAACTGCAAACCGTTTCGATGTTAAGAAAGTTGATGAAGCAGCAGGATTCTATGTAACCTATACTGATGTTGTAGCTTAAGGAGGTAGCGTATGAGCTATAAAGTAATCCGTCCTTTCAAGGACTTGGCTGATCCTGAAAAACATGACTATGCTGTTGGCGATATCTTTCCTCGTGAGGGATATGAGTCCACAGATAGCTTTACCAACGGTCTTTTGACTGGTGCTAACACTGCTGGGTCTATCTTCCTTGAAGTTTTTGGAGATGATGAACCTAAGAAACCAGCTCCTGAAACAGAAAAAGCGAAGGAAGAGCCCGCAGTTGAGCAGGAAGAAACAGTTGAGGAAACTACTGAAGAGCCTGCTAAGGAAGTTGAGGAGTAAACATGGACGAAGGTCAGCTTTTGGAATTGCTGAAGCTTAAGCTGGGTATTTCAACCCGCTTGAGAGACAAGCCGTTAGAAAAAATCATTTCAAGTGTCATCACTGAATTGAC